CGGTTCTACCGTTTCACCGGGGCCACGCTGACCAACGGTGCGACCGGCGCCGCGCTGGCCCGTTGGTCGCCGGTCAGTCACCGGAACGCGGGGGTGCGGACGGGCACCATCGCCGAGATAGTCATATCGGACGAGTGCACGATCCACGCGCGGGTGAACACTCTCAGTTTCAGCACCTCCCCCACCGTTCACACCATGTCGGGGACGTTCTCCAACATTACAGGGTCCAGCACCAACTCGGACGAGAGCCACATTGCCGGGGACGTGGACGGTGAGCAGTTCGTCGCGCCGCCCCAGTTGAGTAGTGATCGGCCCCCCAGCTACCCCAACTATTACCTGTCGGCGGTCATTGTGTCCTGCCGCGCCCGGTTTCAGTCGTCCAGCCCGGTCGAGGGGCTGGTGCCGCTGGTGCGCCGAAGCGGGACCAACTACGCCGGAGCGCGGCGACAGCTCACAACGACCTACACCGGGCACCAGCTGATCATGCACACCAACCCGGTCACGGGCGCCGCGTGGACCATCAGTGACATAGGCGCTGGCGGTTCCGACACCCTCGGGGCTCGCGTGGTGACATGACCGAGATCAGGATCACCAAAGCTGTAGGCTACACTGTCCAACAGACCCCCGGTCCGTCGGAACCGGCTGCGAACGAGGTGCTCGTAACGAAGGCTGCGGCCTACGCTGTCCCGCTGCCGTCCGCCAGCACGGTGCAGACTACGAAGGCTGTGGCCTACGCCGTCCGAATGCCTGCCGGCGCGGTGCAGGTTACGAAGGCCGTGGCCTACGCCGTTCCGCTGCCGCTTGCCAGTGCGGTGCAGGTCACGAAAGCCTTGGCCTACGCCGTTCGGATGCCTGCCGACGCGGTGCGGGTCACGAAAGCGGTCGGCGCCGGCGTCGAGTTGCGCTGGCCGTTGCGCGGCATGTGGTATCGGACGCAGGCGGGCGACTGGGTGGCCGTGGTTCCCTACGGCTGCTTGGGCGGCAAGCGGGTCACCGAAGAGAGGAACCCCCGTGTCACCGAGGCCGGCGACCGCCGGTTGGCGGACAGCGCGGCCATCTGGCATTTGGTCGATGAAGCGTTCGCCAAGCGGATTGCGACCGTGTGGGGTCAGATGTATCCCATGGAGCCGAAACCGCCGGGTTCGTGATAGACAGGAGCAGCCATGCCTGACGTTCGCATTTCTGACCTGCCCGTCGCACTCTCCGCGAACGACGCGATGCAGCTTGAGGTCAACGACGGCGGCACGTCCCGCCGGGTGACCGTCGCGCAGGTTGGCACCCGCATCCGCAACGGCTCGGGCACGCCGACCGCCGGGGTGGTCGTCGAGACGGGCAACGGCGGCGCCACCCGGTCACTGGCGGTGGGCGCGGGCCTGACGATCACCAACCCGACCGGTGCGGCAGGGAACCCGACTATCTCGCCCGACATCGCCACGCAGACCGAGGCCGAGGCGGGCATCTCGAACACCAAACTGATGACCCCGTTGCGGGTCGCGCAGGCTATTGCCGCACTGGGCGGCGGCACGGGCACGGGCGGCAGCGGCGGCTGGGTGCAAGTCGGCACGGCCCTGATGTATGACTTTGGCGTCAACGGCCTCACCGCCCAGATCACCTCGCCCGTCTTCGAGGACGGGTTCGAATACATGTTTCTGATCGACAGCCTGCGGTCCACGGCCACAGCCTTGAAGAGGTTGGAGATACAGTTCGAGAGTGGGTCCGCGAACAACTGGCTGCCCCGGTTCCCGGTCATCGCGGCCCCGACCATCCCGATTGAGAACGAGCACGGCAATTTCGGGCAAACCTACAACGCCCTGCAACCGGCAGCCGCGCACATCACCGCGCGCCTGCTGATCCCGAACCCGCGCCTGCCCAAGCGGCTTCACGTCGCCCGCGCCGAGGACATATTCATCGGCGGTGCGCCATTGGCATACTCCTTTGGCAGCGGGGCGCCGCCCCATTCCGATGCCCTTCTTCGCGGCTCGGGCGTGGCTGCGCTGCCCGATCAAGTCACTGGACTGACGCGCAACGACCCCTATACCATCCGACGCGTCCGGTTTTCGTGGGGCACCGTGCAGTCTCCTACCGGGGGCGGTCAGTTCAACCAAGGGACGATCCGTCTGATGCGTCGCGGTTTCGCCACAATCTGAAGTGTAGCAGATGTTTCGCTTTGATCCGACTTCGGTTCCGGATATTTCTTTGGGCACGGTCATGGCCGCGCTGGTCGCCATCGTCTCGGCGGCGTTCGCCGCAGCTTTCGCCTACAGCCGCGTCATGCACGTTCTGGCGGCTATGCGGAAGGACATCGAGATGGCGCGTGAACGCAGCGCGGAGCGCGACAAGATAACCGGGATAACCAGCGACCGCCTGATCGAGGTCGAGAAGACCTTGGCGGTCGTGCTGGCGCGCACGGAGCAGACCGAGAAGAAGGTTGACCAGCTGCTACAGCTGCTGGCCGGACCTATCCGAGCGTCCCGGATCAAGAAGCTGGTTGACGATGAAGAGTGACCTGCACCTCGCGCCGAACTGGCGAACGATCCTGCGCCGGGCGTGGTCGATCCGGCTGATCCTGCTGGCCGGCCTGCTGACCGGGATCGAGGCCGTTTTGCCGTTCATCGCCCCCGACGCCCTGCCGCCCGGGGTTCTGCCGGCCTTGACCCTCGTCGTCATAGCGTCTGCCTTCGTCGCCCGTCTGATCGCGCAGAAGGGCCTGACGTAACAACCTCGAGAGGACGACCAATGCGACAAGCCCTGATCGCCTTCTGGCAGACCATCACCGGCACCCGTCCTCGCGCTGCGACCACGGGCGCGGTCACGGGCGCGGCCGCGACCGCCGGTGTCCTGACCGCCGCCGCCCTGTTCGTCGGCCCGTGGGAGGGCGAGCGAACCGAGGCCTATCTGGACCGGATCGCCAGCCCGCCTGTCTGGACGGTGTGCTACGGCGAGACACGGGGCGTGCGGCCGGGCGACCGCTACACGCCCGAGCAATGCCGGGCGATGCTGATGGCCGCGCTGGCCGACTACCAGCGCGAGATCAACCGCTGTATCCCCAGCCTGCCGCAGCAGCCCGAAGGGGTGCAGATTGCCCTCATCTCGTGGACCTACAACGTCGGACCGGGTGCGGCCTGTTCCTCGACGCTGGCACGGCTGGCAAACGCGGGCGATTGGCGCGGGGCCTGCGACCAGCTCCTGCGCTGGAACCGCGCCGGGGGCCGCGAGGTGCGCGGCCTGACGAACCGCCGCGCGGCGGAACACCGACTGTGCGTGGGGGCGCTGCAATGACGAAACTGGCCGAGCTCGTCACCGCCGCCGTGCTGCTGATCGCCGCCGCTTTCGGGGGCGCCATCTTCGCCGCCCGCCGGTCGCACCGCCGCGCCGAGGCGCGTCGCCGCCGAGCCATCGATCAGACCAACCAAAGGATCGACAATGCGCGTCTTCCTGCTGACCTGCCTGCCGCTGATGTTACTGAGCGGCTGCGCCAACTGGTTCGCCGCAACCGCCGTTGACGGCCAGACCTTGTGCCGCCGCATCGCGCCCGGCGTCACGGCGCACCTCTCGGCCCTGCTGGCCGACGGCGGCCCCCGCTCGCAGCGCACCGGCCTCGACCTCGTGACGGACATCGACGCGGGCTGCGGCTGGGGCCGCTGAGCAATCAAGCCTTTCCCCAGCCCAGTTGCTCGCGCTGGTAGCACTCGTAGTAGATCGCCAGATAGGTCGCGGCGTCCACCACACTGTCGCGGTGCCCCGGCGTTTTGGCCAGCCGTGACAGCTTCATGCAGACCATGGCCATCGCCATGTCAGCCGGGGACAAGTTCATGCCCGAGACCCCGTTGAACAGGTTCGCAGCGAGGGCCATGTTCTCGAACGGCTCCCCGTAGGTCTCGTTGCGGTCGCCCGTCGTGAGGCTGATGCCCTCGCGCAGGATGCGCACCCGGATCGCGTCGTTTTCCATCGTTTCACCCTTTCACGGTTTTCATCGCCGACACCGCGTCGGCCTGCTCCACCCGCCGCATCTGCGCGCGAGCGATCTTCAGGTCTTCCAGCCAATGCCGAGCCCGCAGGCGGTGCGAGTAGACCGGAAGCGTCTGCCCGGGACGGGCAAGACGCGCGACCAGCTGTTCGTATTCCTCGGCTGACCAAGTGTTCGCATACCAGACGACACGCCGCCCGCCGTGTTGCAGGTTCAGACCATGCCCGCCCGCGAGCGGATGGATCGCCAGCACCGGCAGGTCACCCGCATTCCACGCCGCAATCAACTTGGCCGTGTCGCCACGCCCGCCGCCGATCACCGGCAGGTTCGGGTCGCCGAACGCCTCGCGCAGGTTCTCCACATCCTGCGCGTAGCGGTAGGCGATCAGCAGGTTCTCGTTCGCTTCCTCGGTCAGGTCGATCAGCGCATTCGCCCGGTTGTGGGGGTAGGACTGGATCAGCTTGCCGCTTTCATCGTAGAGGAAGCCCTGTAGCACTTGCTCCATTTTGCCCACCGCGACAGCCCGCGAGAAGGCGTGCAGCAGCGCCTCGTTGCGCAGGATCGCCTCGACCGGGGGCATGAAGTCCAACCCCAGCTCGACCAGCGCCTTGCGGTTCAACGTGTTCAGCGCCTCGAGCTGCGGTTCGGTCAGGTCGAACCACCGGTCGTGCCCGTCCCCATCGTGGAAGCCGAGGGTGTCGGCCTCCGCCGGGGGCACGGCCACGGCCCATGTGTCGATCACCCGCTGGATCAACGGCTGGGCGAACGTATGGATCGCCCAGTTGTAGCCCTTGGGGTCCAGCGGGCGGAAATAGGCCCGCCGCCAGTTGTCGAACGACAGGTCGAACGCCCGCCCGTTCGAGACAATCTGCAACTGCGACCACCAATCTTCCCAGCCGCGCGGACGCGGGGTCCCGGTCAGCCCCCATACGCGCGTGAACATGCGCCCGTGCTTTCGCGCGGCCTTGCTCCACACGCCGCGCGGGCTGGCCAGTTTGGAAATCTCGTCGATCACCAGCAGGTCACGGGCCGGGTGCCACGGCAACCGCGCCAGCTCTTCGAGGACCGTGACCATCACGTTCAGGCTGGCCACATACACATCGGCCTCGGTGCGCAGCTTGCGGTCACGCTGGGCCTTGGTGCCGGTCAAGGGCATCACGCGCAGGTCACGCAGATGCTCCCAGCGCGCGACCTCGTTGGGCCACGTCGTCTCGGCCACGGCCTTCGGGGCCACAACCAACATGGCCCGCGCCCCGCTGTCGCGGAACGCGGTCAGGGTGCAGACCGTTTTGCCACCGCCCATGGGGACGATCAGCAGAAGCCCCTCGCTGGCCACCATCTCGGCGATGACGGCCCGCTGCTTGGGGCGCAGGTCACTCCGATCCATCAGTCATCCTCTTCGGTGATGCGAACGGACAGCAGCGTGGCCAGCCCGATGATCGCCAACGCGGACGATCCCTCGACCGCCTGATAGTAGCCGTTGTCGGTGACCGCAGCGGCGACGACGGCGTGAACCCTGCCGGTGTCGGCCTCGAGCTGATCGGCCAGCTCGCGCAGAATGGCCGCCGCTTGCTTGTTGCTCGGAGCCTTGACCGCCAGCCTGATGACATCAGCGGGCATTCTCACGCTCCTTCACAAGATTGCGCAGGGCTTCCATCATGCGCGGGTCGGCGAAGAACGGCCGCAACCGGGTCTTTGCGACCCGCAACATGCCCTGCAAGACAGGGGTTTCGACACGGGCATACTCGCGCCGCAGGTGGTCGGTCAGAGCGGCGACAGTGGGCGAGGGTCGGTTGCGACCGTTGGTCGGGGGCTTGGGCATGGTAAGGACCTCGAGTTGGGGTGATCGCGGCGCGAGGTTACCCCGCGCCGCGAAGGGTCAGACACGGCGACGGCGACGAACCTCGCCGAGGGCGGACGGCGCCAGCTCGGGCTCGGGCGCGGGCTCCGGCTCCGGCGCGCGGGTGCGGACACGGGGCGACACGGGCTCCGGCTCCGGCTCCGGCTCCGGCTCCGGCTCCGGCTCCAGCGAACGGACGAGCTCCTGTTCGAGTTCGTCCGCATCGCCCCGTTCCTCGCTCCCTTCCTCGTTCCCGTTCTCGTCGGCCCACGCCACGATGTCGAACACGGGCTCGTCAATCCGCCCATAGGACGGGCTGCGATAGTGCGACGACCCCAGCGAAACCACCGGGTAGATGAACCGCCCCGCGTTCGGGTCATCGAGACGGGCTTGCAGCGCACCCAGCAGCGTGCCGAACAGCTTCATCGCACCGCGCGAGTTGCTGCCATACTTCAGTTGCGTCCCGGCGAACGGCCCCGTGGTCAGTTTCAGGTCCAGCAAGAACGTCGGCTTCCACGGCGCACCGAGGTCGGGCAGGTCGCGCACCGAGGGCAGCGGCTCGGTGATCGGCACCAGATGCTCACCGAGGAGTTTGGTCTGACCCGCCTTCCGCTGCGCGTCGGTCGGCCAGCAGTCGTAACCGTGCCGGATCGTCAAGATGTTCACGACGGCCTCGGTGCCGTGCTTGATGACGGTCTGGTTCGGCCCGAAAACCCACGTCCCGCCCTTCTGCAAGCTGAGATAGACGCCGTTGGACACATCGGGAAGGTGCGCACGGGCGTTGACCAGCCCGCGCCGCAGGGCCGAGATGGTCGCGACAGCGCCGCCGCCGTTGGTGTTGGTCTTGGTCAGGTCACTCATGGTTCGCTCCATTGGTGGGGGTTAGCGCGCGGCGTTCGCCGCAAAGTTGGCAAGCCGCGCGCCGAGTTCGGCGGCGACCTGCGTCGGGGGCACGACCGGAACCCCGGGCGTGTCGGCCTTCACCAGCTTGTAGCCGGACGAGGCGCCCGGCTTGATCATTTCAGACGGAAGTTCGCGACCCGCCGCTTTCAACAGCTTCTCGGCCTGCGCCACAGACACCAGTGCGCGTGGCGCGTAGTCGTCGATGCGGAACCGACGATTGCGGAAGAACCGGAACACGTCGGCCTCGGGCACGGCCCACGACCGCGCACCTGCCCGCTTCTCGACCAGCTTGTGCCCGGCCACCTCGCCGCCCTCGGTGGCATAGGTCAGCGCCGCCGCGTGCACCGCGTTGGCCCACTCCGTCGCCGCATCGGCGAGCGCCAGCATGTCGCCCAGCAACGTCCCCAAGTCTTCGCGCGAAGCCGCCCGCGCGGCCTCGAGCTCGGCGATCCGTTCGGCGAGGTCGATGGCGTCGCCGACCCAGAGTGGGCAGATTGGCTTGCACCGGGCGAACTGGCAGTGGCTCCCCTTGTGCACCGGCGCGTCCGCGCCCTGCTCCAGCGCCAGCCGGACCGCCGCCCGCAGGTCTTCGGCCATCTCGTTCAAGGTCGCCACGTCGGTTTCCCACACGCTGATCCCGTCTTCGCTGGTCGGCTGAATGATCACCCCCGTGACCGGGCGCGAAGGCAGGTTGGCCTGCGGGTCGTCGGACGCGAAGAACTCGGGGAACGAGTGCAGCGCGGCCACGGCGTAGAACATGAGTTGCCAGTTCTCAACAGCGTCCACCGGACGGTTTCCGAACTTCCAGTCGATCACGAAGACCTCGGGGCCGCAACGCCCGATGATGTCGGTCGTGCCGAACGCACCCTCGATGCCGGGAAACACGCAACGTTTCTCGACCTCGAACTCGAAAGGCAGACCCCACTGGTCCTCAATCTCCGCGACGAAACGGTCGAACGCATCCAGCGCCGGCTGACCCTTCTCGGCCCACAACTCGGGCGTGACGGTCTTGGTCCAGCCGTCCGGGCTGGTGAACGTCCACGGCAACGGCGGCGCCGCCTCGTTCAGCACCCGCGCCATGTATTCGTGCAGGGCGGTGCCCTCGATGGCGTAGGGGCTGAGCTCGGACGGGTCGGGCATCAGCCGCTCGAGCGCGTAGCTGCGCGGGCACGCGACACGGCGCGCGGCGGTTGAGCCGCCGACGAGACCGCTATGCGTGACGAGGGCGATCCGGTCGATCATCGTGCGCCCGCCTCTTTCCGATAGCGGGCGAGTTCGTCCGCGTGCGCGAGCGCGTGGGCGATAACGAGCCGCGCGACGATCTTCGACATGGGCTCGTCCCACGCGGCAGACATGTCGCGGAGCTGGTTGTGCACCGGCACCGGCAGGCGCAGGTTCACGTTGCGTTTGGGGGTTGGCACGATGTCCTCCTCGTGCTAAGGGTGTGTCAGTGAGACACATATATGGCACAATGAAAGAGCGCGCAATAGAGAAAATGCTGTGCCGCGAAGTCGAGGCGCGCGGCGGTGTGGCGATCAAGCTGGACCCGACCGGGCGGATCGGGCTGCCCGACCGTCTGGTGATACTGCCCGGACGGTTGGTGTTCGTCGAGGTCAAACGCCCCAAGGGTGGCGTGATCGCGCCGCACCAAGCCTATTGGCTGCGCTGGTTGTCCAGCCACGGGCACGCCGTCCGCGTCATCGACACGCCCGAAAGCGTCGTTGAACTTGTGAAGGAACTCACGACATGAGCCCCAACGAACCGCTGTCTATCGACCCGAACGACTATTGCTTCATCGACACCGAAACACGGTCGTCGGTGGATGTGACCGTGGCCGGGCCCTACGCCCACACTGCCGCACCGGATTTTTGCGTCCTGATCGTGACCTACGCCATCGGCCTCGGGCCGGAGCAGCGGTGGACGATCAGGCCGGACGTGACCGTGATCGGGCCGGACAGCCGGCTCGACTGGCGAAACGCGCCCGCCGACCTCGCGGCATTCGTCGCAAAGGCACGGGCAGGCAAGGGCTGGTTCGTCGCATGGAACGCGGCCTTCGACCGGCTGGCGCTGAACCGGGGCGTGAGCGGCGGGCCGGCGGGCGAATGCTTCCTGCCGGTCGAGGCGTTTCTCGACGCCATGGTGCAGGCCGTGCGGTCGCACTACCCGCCAGACCTCGCCGGGGCGTCGCGGCTCGCAGCCTGCCCGATACCCAAACGCGCCAGCGGCAAGAAGTTGATCGGCCTGTTCTCGCGCGCGGACGGCGGCACGCCGGCCGAGCACCCGGCAGAGTGGGCCGAGTTCGTCGCCTATGCTGCCGACGACATCGCCGCCATGCGGTCAATCTGGCTGGGCACGCTGCCGCTGCCTGCGTGCGAATGGCAGGAGTATTGGATCAGCGAACGGATCAACGACCGAGGCCTGCCGATAGACCGGGCGTTCTGCCGGTCAGCCTCGCTGCTGGCCGAACTGAACGCCGCCCGCGCGAACGCGGATGTGGCCCGGATCACCGGCGGCGCGATCACCTCGGTGCACCAGCACGCGGCGATCCTGCGCTGGGTGATGGCGCGGTTGGAACACCTGCCCCGGGTCGAGGCGATCCTGACCCGCGAGATCACGCTGGAACCCGACGAGACCGGGATGGACGTGGCCGTGGTCGAGCTGGGCCTCGACAAGGGCCGCGTCGAAAGCCTGATCACCTACCTGCTGCAACTGGACGCGGAGCAGGGGCTGACCGATGACGAGGCCGACGCCCTCGAGTTGCTGGAAGTCCGGCAATACGGGGCCAGCGCCACGCCCCGGAAGTTTACCAAACTGCTGCCTATGCTCGAGGCCGACGACCGGCTGCGCGGGCAATACGTCTTCAACGGGGCCGCGACGACCGGGCGCTATTCATCGCGCGGGTTGCAGGTGCACAACCTCGTGCGGGCCACGGTCGGGGACGCCGACGCCGAACTTCGGGCGATAGAACTGGTAGGCTCGGCGACACCCGAGAACGTGACCGAGGTCTACGAGCGGCTCAAAGCCGCCTTCGGCCCAGTCGGACGCACCTTGTCACGGCTGATCCGCCCGGCGATCCTCGCGCCCGAGGGCCAGACACTGGTTTGGGCCGACTGGTCAGCCATCGAGGCTATCGGCCTGCCATGGCTCGCCAACAGCACCGGGGCGCGCAAGGTGCTGGACGTGATCCGGGCCTCACAACAGGACAAGAGCAAACCCGACATCTACCAGACGCAGGCCGGTCTGATCCTGCGCAAGTCACCGCTGGAAGTCACGAAAATCGAGCGCCAGTCGCACGGCAAAGTGCCCGTTCTGTCGCTGGGCTACGGCGGCGGGGTCGGAGCGCTGATGGCCATGGCCGAAAACTACGGCGTGTCGTTCGACGAGGCGCTGGCCAAGACCGTGGTCCGGGACTACCGCGCCGCGAACCCGTGGATGACCGCGTTCTGGGATCAGCTGTGGGAAGCGGCGCAGGCGGCCCGCGCTGCCCCCGGAACCGAGTTCACGGCAGGCCGGGTCAGCTATGTCTTCGACGACACCTACATGAACGGCACGCTCATCTGCGTCCTGCCCTGCGGGCGGGCGTTGCTCTACCCCAAGGTCAAGTGGGAGCGGAGCAACCAGAAGAACCGGAAGACGGGCGAGGTGCGCGAGGTCGTGCGCCTGACCTACGCCCGAGGCTACGGCCGCGCGCCGCTATGGGCCGGGCTGCTGGCCGAGAACGTGACGCAGGCGACCTGCGCCTCGCTGCTGCGCTGGGTGCTGCGCGAGTATGAAACCCGCTGGCCGGGCTACGTCACGTTCCATACGCACGACGAGGTAGGTCTGGTCGTGCCCGCCCACAAAGCCGACGAGTTCGGACACAACCTGATGCAGGTCATGCAGACCCCGCCAACTTGGGCCGAGGGAATGCCGCTGGCGGTGTCGATCACGAGGAACGACTGGTATACGAAGGCTGTGGACTGATCCCTTGACACGTGCGCGATGTGCGCATAGCGTGCGCACTATTCAACCCCGGAAGGAGAACCCATGAAGCTATCCCTGCCCCCGATGCACTCCGAGTTCTGCGATCCTGCACCCGAGGTCCAGCCGCCGTCGCTGTCCAAGAGCCTGCGGGCCGTCGGCGAGCTGCTGGCCAAGCGCAAGGCGATCGAGGCTCAGCGCCTCGAGGCGGCCCGCCGTGCCGGCGTTCTGTCCGGCCTCGCCGCCGCTGCCGCGTTGATCAACATGTCCAAGGACCGGATCGGAACCGACGCCCACGACTACCTGATCGCCGAGCTGCGCGCCACGGTCGAGCGCCTGAGCAAGCCGGGCGAGGCGCAGTGATGACCGGTGCAGACCGCCATGAAACCGGCCGTCGTTGACAGAGAGAGGGGCGCAGCCTACGCTGCGCCCCTTCGCAGTTGTCCCCACGTCACCACGCGCGTGCGCGCGGCCCCCGAACAAGAGAGCAGGCTCACCATGTCACACAACATGCTGAGGGTCAAGGCCCAGACAACACTAAGGATAGCGTTGCTCGAGAACGGCTACTCGTTCTTCCCCTGCCGAGGCAAAGCCGGGCAGCGCGCCGGTTGGCCGAACATCGTGCCCACACGAGAACTGATCGACGAGTGGTCCCACGAATTGTCTGGCATTTCCACCGCTTTGCACGTCGGGCGTGGCGGGTTGGTGATGGTCGATTGGGACATTGACGACCCCGTGATGGCCGAGCTCGTGGACGACATGCCCGATGATCTATGGGCCGTGTTCGGGAACGCGCCCGTGCGGACCTCGGGCAAGATGACCGAGGCGTGGGCTGTCCGCTTGGCCCCGGGCACGGCCTCGGTGCCCTATGCGCTGCGGTCGCTGCGGTTCTTCAAGGGCGACGACCGCACCAAAGGGCACCGGCTCGAGGTGTTCATGCGCCACCCCAAGGCATTCGTCGCCTATGGTGCGCACACCATCGACGACCGTGGCGAAGTCACGCGGGAGTATTCGTGGCTCAACGACCGGGGGCCGCACAACGTGCCGCTGGCCGCGCTGCCCGAGGTGTCGCTCGACGTGCTGGAACGGCTGGTTCTGTGGGTGAACAGGACGATGGTCGAGCGCGGCTGGCAAGCCGACAAGACCGGCGCCGTCGGTCGGGTCGAGCCGCGCGAGGCGTTCGACATACAGCCGGATGCGGTGTTCTCGACCGAGCGCGGGTTCATGACCCGCGACGAACTGATCGAGACCCTGCGCAACACCGACCGGGTGTTCCTGTCCGCCTCGTGGTTGGACGGGCGCGAGACGCCGAACCGCAACCACCGCCGCTGCGTGGCCAGTCTGCGATACGACGGGCTGCTGGCGATCTTCGACTTCGCCGAGTATGTCCAGCACCTGCCGGTCGAGGCCGAGCAGCGTGGCCTGTCCCAGTCGGCGGTGGACAAGCTGCGCGACATGGCGGCGCTGAACGCGGCGCAGAAAATAGAGAACGGGAGCGCGGACGGCGACAGCATACTGGCCACTCGCACGGCCCAGCTGCTGCGCGAACTTGCTTTTGCCACGCAGGACCGGTGCGTCATCCCGTTGGACGGCAGCCCGGCGATGACCATGGCGACGCTGCGCAACCGCGAAGCCCCGTTCGCACTGACGATCCGTGGCCCTCGCGGCGGGATCAAGACCATCTCACCGGCCGACCAATGGCTGAAGGACCCGGGCCGGATCGACGTGTCCGGGAGCAAGTTCAACCCCACGACCGAGGAAAGGATATTCGAGGACGACGAGGGCCGGTGGGTGAACCTTTGGACTGGCCTGCCGCCCATAGTCAACCCGGACGGGCTGGGCCATTGGACGACGTTCCTCACTCACCTCTTGCCCAACGAGCGCGAGCGCGAGTGGTTCGAGAACTGGTTGGCGGTGAAGGCCCAGCACCCAGCGGTGCCCGGCGCTGCGGTGCTGATGGTCACGCCGACCTCGGGCACGGGTCGGGGCACGCTGTTCGACATCCTTCGGGGCGTCTTCGGGCGCAAGCACGTCTCGCCGATCACCTCGGTGCAGCTGATGGGCGGGACAGGGCAGGGCGTCTACACCGATTGGCTGGAGACAGCTTTGCTCGTGACCTGCGACGAACTGTCCGGCGGCGCGGAGCACGGCGAGCATATGCGCTGGAAGCGAATTGACATCTACGAGCGCCTGAAGACCCTCATCGACCCGCGCCTGCGGAACATCACCATCATCCGCAAGGGCCTGCCGAACTACAAAACTGACGTGTTCGCCGGGTTCCTGCTGGCCAGCAACCACGAAGACGCCCTCTATGTGGACGAGAACGACCGCCGGTTCGCGATCCTCACCAACACCCGCACCCCGTTGATCGAGAACCCGGTAGCGTGGGCGGCGGTAGAAGCCGTGCGCGACGCCAATGGGGTCTACCGGCCCGAGTTCCTGTCCGCCGTTCGCCAGCACCTGCTGACACGCCCGGCGAACGTGCGCGAGGCCCGCGAAGCCCCGCGCTGGACCGAGGGCCGGTTGTCGATGATCGGGGCCAACCGCGACGCCATGGACGACCTGTTCGAGGACGTGCTGACGCAACTGACTGCCGAGGGTCGGGACTACATCCGGTTCGACGAACTGAACGCTCGCCTGCGGGTCGCCTGCGCCGATATGGTGGCCGAGGGCATGGACAGCCCGGGCAACTGGCGGCGGGTCATCTCCGCGCGTCTGGGCGGCAACGGGCTGGCCGGATGGCGGCGGCACGGGGCGCGGGTCGAGGTCAGGGACCCCGATGGGAGGCGGCTGCTGGTTCGGGTCTACTACCGGATCGACGGGCCGGGAATGGAGCCGCTGCTGGCGCTGCCCGTCAAGGAGCGGCTGGCCGTGATCGATGGCAAGCCTTCCTGACACGGATGGGCCCGCCTCGCGGCGGGCCCACTACCTTCGACACGGGGCGGCCTTGCCTAGTTCAGGAAGGCCAACGGGAGGCTGAACGCGGTGCCGTCCTGCCGGACACTGTAGAAGTCCTGCGCACGGGCCTCGTCGCCGACGATGGCCGGGCCTGCGACCACGGCCAGCTGCACACCCTCGGGCGTGAACAGGCCGTCCTGCGTCAGGATGCTTTCCTGCCCATACTCGCCCGCCAGCTCGCGAAGCGCCCGCACGGCCCAGTCACGGGCGGCGGGGGCGACATCGGACAGGTCGATCAGGTAGGACACGCCGTCGGCGACACCCCGGTAGAAGCCGCTCACGCATTCAACACGCGCGCCGGCAACCGCCTGCACGAAGCCGGCCAACTTGGCCACGAGATGCCGATGGGCGGCCCGGTTCGCCGGGCTGTCGCACGGCCCGAGCACGGCTTGGGTGGCGGTCAGAACGACGAAGTTGGAGGACAAGTTCTGCATCACAAGGGGCCCCTTCAGTGCGTGGTCAGTGTGTGGAAAGCGGTGCTAAGCCCGCGATGTTGGCGCATGGCTCATATAAGGTATGCGCACGGCGTGCGTCAAGTGTGTTGATGTTGTCACAAAAGTGCTCACGAATTGTTTCAGACGATTTTTTGGCGTGAGGGGCCTGAAACAGCGCGCCGACAGATTTTGGCGTGGATTTTTGACCAAACGGTCAAGAAACGCTGTGTAACGCAACGGATTGAAAAATCTGTCGGATGCAGTGTTTTCAAAGGGTTAGGCGCTACGGCGCCAGTTTTTAGCACGGCGCTGTGTGTAGGTCGTGTGTGACCAAGGTTTTTGAGCTTTTTCAAAGGGTTAGCTCTTGCTATAGCTACTATGAACACAATGAACACATACTTTATATAGAAGGGGTAATAATTACAGGTGAATGTCAGACATTTAGCATGTAGTTAACACGTGAAGTATTACAGGGACGTGATGTATATGGTAGGGAGGATATAGAGAGGGCTATGTGATGTGTGGTCGGTGTTGGCGGCTGAACCGGCCCCTCAGACGAGCCCGTGTTAGGGGGTCGTCGGCAAGCAAACGGGCGGCGGGATGCCCCGCCGCCCGCGTCTTCGACCTCGCTCGCGCCCGCCCGTGTCAGTCGGTTGCGTCGAGCGGCAACCCAGCCTCGACCAGCACGTCACCCGGCATCAGGCTGTCCAGCGGCAGTATCACCGCGTCCTCGTCGAGGTAGCCCGCCCGCTCGATCACCCCGTGCAGATCGGCCCGTGCAAGGACGATGCACGACACGCTGCGGCCCTCGTGCCAGACCCGTCCCAGACGCAGGGCCTTGGGGTGCGCCAGCGCCAGCGTAGCGCGGGCCGTGTCGAGCAGGCGCAGCACCTTCGCCCGCGTGTGCAGGTCCGTCACATAGGCGGGCAGGATCGCGACGACCGTCTCGCGCCCGTTCAGCCTGAGGCTGCGATCGCCGCCGGCGACCGGCGTGTCTGACGCCTTCGTCTCGTGGTTCTGCATTGTGGTCTCCATCAGGTGGGTTTCAGTCCCAGCACCGTGCGCCGGAGAGGGCGCCGTGTCAACGCCTATCTTGCGCGAGCTTTGCGCCTATTGCGCGAGCTGGGCGCGCAGGCTATCTTGCCCGTCATGGCTGCTTCCCTGCCTCCCGCCTATGAAGAGCTGGCCCGCCTAGTGGCCTCCGGCCGCGACTGGCGCGAGGCCGTGGTCGAGGCTGGCATCCGGCACCCGACGTGGCGGGTTCTCTGTCGAGACCCGGACGTGCGGGCGCGGGTGGCCCAGTTGCAGGCCGAGATGGCTGCGCGTGCCGTCGCCCCAGACCCGGTCTCGCCCAGCGCCTCGCCCAGCGCCACGCTGACCGTCAACGACCTGCGCGCCATCTTCGAGGGGCAGGGCACGTTTGACCCGGCCGTGTTCGAGGGCGTCAACAGCCTCGCCGAGCTGCGCGAGCGGGTGCCCGAGCATCTGCGTCGCCTGCTGGTCAAGGGCTGGCGCTACGACAAGCAGGGGAACTTCGTCCTCGAGTTGTGCGACAAGGACACCGCGCTCGATCGGCTGGCCCGTCACCACGGGTTCTACAACGACAAGCTGAACGTGCAGCACACCGGTTTCGAGGCCCTGCTGCGTGCTGCGGAAGCTGCGCTCCAAGGCTGAGCCATGCCTTCAAAGCCTCTGTCTTCTGACCAAGCCGCGCGCATCGCCGCGCTGGCCGCCGCCTGCCGCTACGATCCTTTGCGCTGGGCGCAGATTGCGTTTCCGTGGGGCCAGCCCGGCACCGTGCTAGAGCGCGAAGCCCTGCGGACGTGGCAGGCCGAGACGCTGGCGATGATCCGCGATCATCTGGTCGATCCAACCACGCGACACACACCGTTCCGCCTCGCCATCGCCTCGGGCCACGGGATCGGCAAGGCGCAGCCGCTCGACATGATCCTCGACACGCCCGACGGCTTGCGCCGATGGGGCGACTTGCAAGTGGGCGACCGGCTGTTCGGCGTGGCCGGGCCGGTGACGATCACGCATGTCCACCCCGTGATGCATCGTCACACCGTCGAGGTGTTGATCGAGGACGGCACCGTTGTGCGCTGCGATCCCGATCATCTGTGGACCGTTCAGCCCGAGCGCCGCCGGGGCGAAGCTCCATGGCAGACCCTGACGACCCGCGAGCTGGCGCAGGAGTTCGCGCGGGCCAGCGCGAGCGTAGCTGGGGTTCGGGCGCCGCGCTTCCTGCTGCCGCCCGTGACGCGGCCGCTGGGCTACGTTCGCGCCCACGAGGAGCCTGCCATCTCGCCCTACGTTCTGGGCTGGTGGCTGGCGGCGGGCATCACCGGCACTGGCCGCATCGGCGGGCTGACGGCGGCGCAGGCCGAAGCGCTGGCCCTGCACGTCCCGGGCGAGCGGGTCGAAGCGCGCGAGACGGACGGCGATCGGTGGCAGCTTCATGTGCCGGGCCTGCTTGCCACCCTGCGGAAATACGACCTGCTAGCCCCAGAGAAGCGCCGCCAAGGCATCCCCCGTGCTTGGGCTACCCAACCCCCTAGCTGGCGGCACAGGCTGCTTCTGGGTCTTCTGGACGCCGCTGCGGGGCCGGTCAAAGGGCGGGCCGTGTTCCGGCTCACCGATCCGGGGCTGGTCGCGTCCGTGCGTGACCTCGTTCACGGTCTCTGCGGGCGCGTCACACTGACGCCCGGCGGGCGGCTGTCGATCACCATGCCGCCGCGTGTCGCCAGCTTCACGGATCGTCGGCAGGACTCGCTGTCCTACCCAGAACCGCAGGACCTGTCGCGTCGTATCGTCGGTGTTCGGGTTGCCAAGCCGACCGATGTGCGCTGCGTGACGGTCAGCGATCCGTCCGGCCTCTACCTGACCGAGGGCTACGTCCCGACGCACAACAGCGCGGCGATGTCGATCATCGGAAACTGGGCCTTGTCCTGCCACCGCCGGGCGCGTGTTCTGGTGACGGCGAACACCGAAAGCCAACTTCGGACCAAGACCAGTCCCGAGTTCGCCAAGTGGGCGCGGCTGTCGATCACGGCGCCGTTGCTCGATGTAGACACGATGCGGATTGCAGTGAACGATCCGTCATGTCGGGACAACTGGCGGCTCGACTTCGTGAGCTGGTCCGAACACAACACCGAGGCGTTCCAAGGGCTTCACAACAAGGGCAGCCTGCTGGCCGTGCTGGTGGACGAGGGCTCGGCCATCGCCGACAACGTGTTCGACGTGATCGAGGGTGCGATGACGGACAAGGACACGATCCTGTTGCAGGTCGTGTTCGGCAACCCGACGCGGAACGAGGGCCGGTTTCGCGAGTTCTGGCGCCGGTTCCGGCATCAGTGGCGCACGCGGCAGATCGACAGCCGCACGGTCGAGGGCGTGAACACCGCCGAGCTTGAGAAGTGGGTGCAGACCTACGGCGAAGACAGCGACTTCGTGCGGGTTCGGGTTCGGGGTCTGTTTCCGCGCGCCTCGAACCGGCAGTTCATCCCAGAAGACCTCGTGGACGCAGCCGCTGGGCGCCATCTGCGGCCCGAGCAATACGAGTTCGCCCCGGTGATCCTGTCCTGCGACCCTGCGTGGACCGGCGACGACGAGCTGGTGATCGGAATGCGGCAGGGCTTGATGTTCCGCATTCTCGATGCCTTTCGTGATCACGGCTCCGGTCACGCGGCGGACGTGTTCATTGCCCAGCGCTTGGCCTACTACGAGCAGCGCTACAACGCGCAGGCCGTGTTCATAGACGCGGGCTATGGGACTGGGATCAAGAGTGCGGGCGACGCGATGGGCCGGTCGTGGCAGCTGGTCTGGTTTGCGGGCAAGTCCAGTATTCCCGGCTACCTGAACAAGCGCGCCGAGATTTGGAAGCTGACCCGTGACTGGTTGGAGATGGGCGGCGCCATTCCCGATGACCCCGTGCTGCGGCAGGACCTGATCGGCCCGCAGACGTTGGCTCGTCTGGACGGGTTGGTGGCGCTGGAAAGCAAGGAGGACATGCGCAGGCGCGGCGTGCCGTCGCCAAACCGAGGCGATGCTTTGGCGCTGACCTTTGCCGCGCCTGTTGCGCTGCCGGCGTCGAGGGGCTATGGTGCGGACCGAGCAAAGCCCGTGATCCTAGACTACACGTTCAACCCGTTGGAGGGATAGCCGCATGTGCGGAGGTCGTTCACGAGCGCCCGAGCCACCCCCTTCGTTGCCGCCGCTGCCGCCGCTGCCTCCGCCTCGGGCGCAGGAGCGGCTGCCCAGCCGTGCGGTGCTGTTGCCGCAGCAGCGGCGCGAGGTGCAGCAGCAGTTCGCCAATCAGCCCGCAGCGCGGGTGATGACCGGGGCCATGTCAGCTCAACCCGGCGGGGACTTCGCGCCGCCGGGAAGCGGCCCCGGCACGACCGGAACCGCAATCTCCGGTAACAGCATCGTCGGCGGCAGGATGAGGATCAGGCCGTGATCGAACCGAACATCGGCGTGAACATGTTGGCCGCTGCGCCCCAGCGCGGCGGGCTTGGCGCGCGCCATGATCAGCTTTCCGCCAATGAACGGCATCGTCAGCGCGAGCAGTTGCAGCGCCGTGCCGTGGGGCTGAAAGCCTTGCGGGCGGACTTCGACGACCTGTTCATCCAGTTGCAGCGGTTCTTCAACCCGCGCCGGGGCAAGTTCAGGGCGCCGCTCAGCAGCACCGATCATCGTGGGCGGCGTAACCTGATGGACCCGATCCTGAACAACCGTGCTCGGCTCGCGCTGCGGACGTTGCAAAGCGGGATGCAGACGGGGATCACCAGTCCGGCGCGGCCGTGGTTCCGGCTGATCCCGGCTGACCACGAGCTGTCGAAACGTCTTTCCGTTCAACGGTATCTCGAGAACGCGCAGATCATCATGCGGCAGGCGTTTCAGACGACTGGCACCTACAACGCGCTGCACGTCGGCTATGGCGACCTCGGTCTGTTCGGGACCGACGCCATGCTGATCGACAGTGACCCGGACACGGCGTTCGTTCTGCACGTGCTGGTGCCGGGCACCTATTGGCTGGGCGCGAACCGGCGCGGCGAGATTGACACGCTCTACCTCGAGGACGTGCTGACCGTCGAGCAGATCGTCACTCGGTTCGTCTTCAACACGCCGACTTCGGAGCCCGATTGGACGCGGGTCTCGAACGCCGTTCGCAATCTGTGGGATCGTGGGGACCGCTATGCCCCGGTGCCGGTCGCGCGGCTGGTAGCTCCGCGTCTGCGGCGCGATCCGCATCGTCTGACGCCGGACAACAAGCCCGTGCAGTCGGCGTGGTGGGAGATTGGGCACGATGCCGGGAACTTGCTGCGCGACAGCGGCTACGACTTCAACCCGATCATCGCTTCGCGCTGGCAGCGCGACGGCTACGACGTGTGGGGCACCAGCCCGGCCATGGACGCCCTGCCCGAGGTCAAGATGTTGCAGGTCGCCGAGCGCGACAAGAACGAGGCGATCCGGCGGATGAACCGCCCGCCGATGAACGCGCCCACCTCCATGCGGAACACGCCGTTCAGCACCGAGCCGGGGGCGGTCAACTTCACCGACGATCCGAACGGGCTGCGTCCGGCGTTCGAGGTCAACCCGCCGATCCAGCATATGCAGGACCACATTCGCGAGATTGAGGAGCGCATCGACGAGCTGATGTATGCGAACCTGTTCATGATGCTCGCGCGCAGCGATCGGCGGCAGATCACGGCCCGTGAGATCGAGGAGCGGCACAGTGAGAAGCTGCTCGGCCTCGGCCCGGTGTTGGAGCTGCAACATCGCGAGAAGCTGCAACCGCTGATCCGCGCGGCCTATCGTCACCTCGAGAAGGCTGGCAAGCTGCCGCCCACGCCCGAAGAGCTGGACGGCCGGCTGATCGAAGTTGACTACATCTCGATCATGGCGCAGGCCCAGAAGGCGGTTGGGACGGCGGCCGTCGAGCGGTTGTTCGGTTTCGCGGGCAACCTCGCGGCGGTGTTTCCGGGCGTCATCGACAAGCTGGACGCCGACCGGGGTCTCGAGAACTACGCCGATATGCTGGGCACCTCGCCCGAGCTGCTGCGGGATGGCAAGCTCGTCGAGGAGCTGCGCAGTGCGCGGGCGCAAGAGCAGCGGGCTATGCAGGCGGCGGAGGCCATCAACAAGGCGGGTCCGGGCGTGGCGGCGGCAGCGTCGGCTGCGCGCGTCCTGTCCGAAAGCGCCATCCCGCGCGGTCCGCAGCCGCGCGACGTGCTCAACCGTATCGGCGTCGGGATCATCTGACCGATGGCGGCAAGCCGGGCCATGAAGCGTGCACGAGCCGAACTGCGAGACGCCGTTCGGGCGGCGCTGGACCATCCGCCCACGCGGCGGTTGCTGGTGCACATCATGGACATGTCCGGCCTTCTGTCGGCTAACCCGGCTTTGAGTGGGATTGTCGAGGGCCGGCGACAGATGGGGCTGGACATTGTTCACGTTTTGGAGCAAGTTCAGCCCGACATTCTGGCGCAGCTGCTGTTGGAGGCCCGCGCGGTGCGCGCTCGGGCGTCTTCGGGTGCAGACGACCAGAGTGAAGAGGACGAGGGATGAACGTGGACATGGCCCGCGACAAGCGGGCGTGGAACGCAGAGACCGAGGGCGCGGCGGGGGTCACCCCTGCCGCGCCCGATGGCGTCGCGCCGAATGGTGCGGCGCCTGCGGATGCCGCAGCGGGGTCCGATGGTGGGCAGCAGACCGGCGCAGGGGCGCGCGGCACTGGCCAAGGCACGCTGCTGCAACCACCGGCGCGAAACGTCGGTGGGGACGGGGCACAGAACGCCGGGAAGGGCGCGGACGGCGAAGGCGAGAAGCAGGCGGAAGCGCCTGTGGACCCGCTCGATACCGTGCCTGAGGACGGGAAGTATGTGCTGGAACTACCCGAAGGCATGGTGATCGACGAGGCGCTGGCCGCCGAGGCGTTCCCAATGTTCAAGGAAGTGGGCCTGACCCGCCGGCAGGCGAACAGGCTGGCGACCTTCTTCGGGGAAGTGCGGGCCAAGGAGGCTGCGGAGCGCGAGGCTGCGTGGCAACGGGTGAATGAGAACTGGCAGAAGGCCGCGAAGGCGGATGCCGAGTATGCCGAGGTCGGGTTCGACCGGGCGGTGGCTATCGCCAACAGTGCTATTGCCAAGTTCGGAACCACCGAGTTCGACGCCGCAATCGTGCAGAACGGATGGGGCAACCACCCCGAGATGATCCGTTTCCTCTACCGCGTCGGTCGGGCGCTCGCGGACGACGTGTCCGAGCGTGGCCGGGGCGGTGGGACCGAAGCGATCCCGCTCGAGCAACGCATGTATGGGGCTACCACCCCTGCTACCAAGAGGAACTGACGGATGCCCACCATCGGCAATACCTACCCCGGCCTGCTGGACCTCTATCGCCAGCAGGACGACGCCGGGAACATCACCCCGGTTCTCGAAATCCTTGCGCAGAACAACAACGCCATCATGGATGCCGTGGTTGTCGAGGCGAACCAAGGCACGTCGCACCTGACCACTGTCCGCACCGGGCTGCCGTCCGGGACGTGGCGTCGGCTCTATCAGGGCGTCGTTCCGACCAAATCGACCACGGCGCAGGTCCGCGATACGACCGGCGTGCTGGAAGACTGGTCGGAGGTGGACGCCTATCTGGTCGAGCTGGCGCGCAACCCGCAGCAGTTCCGGGCCAACGAGGCGCGTGCCCACATCCACGGCTTGCAGCAGCAGGTGTCCTCGACCCTGTTCTACGGGAACACCGACATCCACCCCGAGCGGTTCATGGGGCTGGCGCCGCGCTTCAACGACGGCGCGGCCGGGAACGGCAAGCAAATCCTGACCGGGGGCGGCACCGGCTCGACCAACACGTCGATCTGGTTCATCACGTGGAGCGAGAACGGGACGCACCTGATCTACCCGGAGGGCACCAAGGGCGGCCTGTCCCGCGAGGACAAAGGCAAGGTGACCAAGGAGGCGTCGAACAACGGCCTGTATGATGTCTACCGCGAGAAGTTCACGTGGTCCGTCGGTCTGTCCGTCCGTGACTGGCGGTCGGTCGTTCGCATCGCCAACATCGACGTGAACAACCTGAACTCGACCGGCACGGGCACCAGCGCGAACCTGATCGACCTGATGATCGACGCCTACTATCGGCTGGACAATCCGATGCAGGCGACCGGGAAGACGGTGATCTACGCCTCGCGCACCGTGCAGGCGTTCCTGCACAAGCAGGCCGCGAACCGTGCCAACGTCAACCTGACCCTCGACAACTTCGAGGGTCGTCCGGTTCTGAACTTCCTCGGCATCCCGATCCGGCGTGAAGACGCCCTTCTGGACACCGAAGCTGTCGTTCCGAACGTCGTGAACTGATCGGGAGGGCTCCCAATGATCCTCGACATGACCAACCTGTTCAGCGATGCGCAGGCCATCACGTCGGCGGCGAACTCCACCAACGTGATCGATCGGGGCCCTCGTGGCATCCCGAAGCACGGCCAGACCCCGGGCTTTTTCAACGATCTTGGCAAGGGCTCGGTCGCGCATCTGTTGCTGCGTCCGAACGTCACCTTCTCGGGCGGGTCCGTTACCCAAATCCGCCTTCTCTACCAGACCTCCGAGACCGAGGACTTCTCGGGGTCGCCCAAGACGGTTCTGACGCTGATCATTCCGGTCGCGTCGTTCGCCGTGGGCAATCGTTTCGGCATCCCGCTGACCGCGATCCCGGTCGGCGCGGATCGGCGCTACCACCGCCTGCGCTACGAGCCGCTGCTCGTGGACGGGTCGGCTGGGACGCTGACGGCGGGCGCGATCACCGCCGGCGTCGTGGCCGGGCGTGAAGAGTGGTGGACCTGATGCGGGTTCGCGCCAAGGTTCCGCTGTTCTATCTGGCGGTTCGGACGCCGAATGACGAGCCGTTCGACATCCCCGAGGATCGGTTCGATCCTCGGGTGATGGAGCCGGTGGCCGAAACCGGGGTCGAGGCCGGGCCCAAGCCCGAGCCCGAGCCCGAGCCCGAGGTCGAGGCCGAAGTCCGCGCCATGGCCGCTGCGCTGGCCGTAGCCAATGCGAACGCTGCCGTCGAGGCTCGCCGACGGGCGGCGCAGAACCCCTCCCCCGCCGGTCCTCGGCGACGTGGGCAGGGGCTTGGTGCCTAGACCCGGCCGCCGGGTCTGTGCTACGGCGCCCTCGCGCCCGGCGGCAGAACCGCCGGGCGCACTCATATCGGGGACACGCCCATGACCACCCAAGTCGAAATATGCAACCTCGCCTTGTCGTTGTTGGGCCGCCCGTCGATCAACCTGTTGGACGAGAACACCGCCGAGGCTCGAGCCTGCCGCCGTCTCTATCGGCAGGCTCGACGTGCCTGTTTGGCCACGTCTTCGTGGACCTTTGCTCGGACACGGGTGTCGGCGGCGCCGTTGACCGTGCCGCCGGACACGCAATGGCGCTATGCCTACCAGCGGCCGACCGACGCCATCGCCATCGTGCGCCTGTTGCTGGACGGCGATCCGCCGCACATGGGTATCGCGTTTCGGCAGTTCGCGGTGCTGGGCGACACGATCCGCACCAATCTGCCGCCTCCGGTCCTGATCGACTATGTGTCGGACCTGACCGACGAAAGCCGGTTCCCGCCGCTGTTCACCGAGTATATGGCGATGCACTTGGCCGCGATGCTGTCGATGGACCTTGTGAAACGACCCGAAACTCTGCGTGAGCTGCGCCAGCAGGAGCTGCGGGCGCGGTCGGAGGCCATCACCGCCGATGCGGCGCAGGACGTGCAGTTCTACGCCTTCGACGAGGACCATCAGCAGCCGGGCTACAGCCTTTCGAGGAAGCTGTGAGCGAGGCCTATCGCACGTTCCAGATGAACTTGACCGGGGGCGAGCTGTCTCCCGGCATGTATTCGCGCCCGGATGTGTCGAAGTATCAAAGCGCCACGAAGGAGATGACGAACTTCGTCATCAAGCCGCAGGGCGGGGCGCGGTTTCGGGGCGGCACGTTCTTTGTCGGGCCAATCTACGACGGGAACGTGCGGAACTTCCAGTTGCCGTTCGAGGTCGGTCCCGGTGAGAGTTACGTCCTCGACTTCGGCAACCGGACTTTGCGTTTCATCACCAACGGCGGCTACCTGCTGAACCCGGCGCGAACGGTCGAGACGCTGAACGTGACCGCCGGGACTGTTGCCGTGTTCAATAGCGGCAGCGTGCCCCATGGGCTGACGGTCGGCGAGCGGGTGCAGTTGCGCAACTACCCTGCGCGGCTGGGCTGGAACAACCGCCTGTTCTACGTCGCGTCCACTCCGTCCGCGACCACGTTCACGCTGAAAAACCAATGGGGGGTGGACCTATCGCTCGATACCAGCCTGAGCGACTTCGGCATGGTCGCGATCCCCGAAGTCGTGATCGAGACGCCCTACGAGCTGACGGACGAGCCCTTTTCGCTGAACTACGCGCAGGACCAAGACAAGATGATCCTCGTGCACCGGGACTATCCGGTGCACGTTCTGACCCGCGTGTCGCCGACCGAGTGGACGCTAGAGGAAGAGGACTTCGCGATCACGACCGTTGCGCCCGACAACGTGTCGGCGGTTGCGGAGGTGGCCGAAAACGTGGACGTGCCCGAGGTCTACCGCTACCGTGTCTCCACCGTCGCGGCCGAGACAGGCGAGGAAAGCCTGCCCAGCGTCATTGTCGAGGTCACCGACAACGACCTGTCCATCGATGGCAACCGCAACCGCATCTCGTGGGATGCCGTTCCCGGCGCCGAACGTTACATCGTTTACAAAGAGGACAACGGCGTGTTCGGGTTCATCGGCAGCACGACCGGCACGACGTTCGTCGATCAGAACATCGTCGCCGACCTGAGCGATGGGCCGCAGATTGAGCGGCAGCCGTTCGTTGGGGAGGGCAACTACCCCGGCGTCGCCGCGTTCTTCGAGCAGCGTCTGTGGTTGGCCAGCACCCACAACCAGCCTGCCGGGGTGTGGGCCAGTCAGTCCACCAACTATCGGAACTTCCGCGTGTCCAGTCCGTTGCGGGACAGTGACGCGATCACTTTCCGCATCCGGGCGTCGGGGGTTCAGCAAATAGAGGCGCTGGTCCCCATGAACGACCTGATGATCCTCACCCGGTCGGGCGAGTGGGTGGCACGCGGCGGGGATCAGAAGGGCTATCTGTCGCCGACCAACATCATCCTGCGTCCGATCACGCGCTGGGGGACGCAGGGCGTGCAACCGGTTGTCGTCGGCGATTTTCTGCTGCACGCCCAGCGCGGCGGCGACGCGGTGCGCGACTTCAACGAGGACCGTGAGATTGTCAGCACCGAACTGTCGTTGCTGGCCCGGCATCTGTTCCGTGGCCGCCGCGTGGTGTCGATGGCCTACCAGCGCAAGCCGGATAGCATCGTCTGGTGCGTCATGGACGACGGCAGTCTGCTGGCCCTCACCTACATGCTGGAGCACGACATCTGGGGCTGGACCCGCGTGGTGCTGGGTGGCACCGATCCCCGTGTCGAGAACGTGACCGTGATTGAGGAAGGCGACCAGAACGTCGTCTACTTACAGGTCCGTCGCACGGTCGCGGGTGCCCCGGTGCGCTACATCGAGCGGATCGACAACTACGAGGCGACGACCCCCGAGCAGGCGCACCATCTGGATTGCGGGCTGCGTGTTGTCTACGTCGCCCCGTTCGGCATTGTGCGCGGGTTGGATCATTTGGAAGGCGCGACCGTCTCGGCGGTCGTGAATGGGGATGTGATCCACAACCTGCCGGTCGTGAATGGCGCGATCCAGTTGGACCTCTACACTATCTTCGGCCAAGTCTACACCCCGCCGAACGAAGAGGAGACGCCGGACACCGTTCCGTTCCCGCCGTTGTCTCGAGCTCCGGCGCCGCCCGTCTGGATGACGATCAGCGTCGGCTACCGCTACACCGGACGCATCAGGACGCTCGACCTCGACGTGGGCGCGGTGAACCAGATTGGCCATATGGCGGGTCGGCACAAAACCATCACCGAGGTCCGGTTGCGGGTAGAGAACACGCGCGGCCTGCGCGTGTCGGCGGTTGCGGATGACGGCACCTATCTGCCCCCGGTCGAATGGCGGCAGCGGGCAACCGAGGCTTGGAACGAGAGCATGGCGCTGTTCACCGGGACGGTGCGCATCAACCCGTCTTCGGACTGGTCCACCAACGGGGAGCTGCTGATCGAGCAGCACGAGCCGATGCCGGCGACGATCAACGGCATCCTGATCGATTGGATTTTCGGGCGATGACGCGGTGTCACATCGGCCCAGCGGAACCGAGCGACTTTGCGGTGCTGGCCCGGAACATGCGGGTTGCCGACTGCCGCGAGTTGCGCGATCTTCACGGGCAGACGCCCGACGAGGCGATGGAGCATCTGGCCGCATCCCAAGGGCCGGTCTATTCCGGCCGATACGACGGGCGGTTGGTCTGCATGTTCGGGTGCGTTCAGCCCGGGTTGGTCGGGCTGACCGGCATCCCGTGGCTTCTGGGAACGGACGAACTCACCGTCATGGGGCGCTACATCGCCCGCTACACGAAGTCAATCCTGCACGAGGACTGGCGCAAGCGGCACCGCTTGTTGTTCAACGTCGTCGATGCTAGGAATACGTTGGCGGTCTCTTGGTTGCGAAGGATCGGGTTCACCCTTGCGCCGGCGCAGAAGTTGCCAAATGGTGCGCTCGCGCAAGCGTTCTGGATGAAGGGGGACGGCTGATGTGTGGGGTGCTCGAGGCGCTGACGCTACTCGGGTCCGTCGTCGGGGCGATAGGTCAATACGAGGCAGGCAAGGCGCAGGCGGCGGCCATCGAGGCGCGGGCGCAGGAGCACGCCCGCATGATGGAGATGCAGGCCCGTGTCAACGAGCAGAACGCGCTGTTTGCCGATCGGCGGGCGCGCGATGCCATGTTGCGCGGGGCCGAGGAAAGCGAGCGGGTTCGCAACGAGGGCAAGCAGCTGATGGGCAGGCAGATTGCCCAGCTGGCCGCCTCGAACCTCGATCTTGGTTTCGGCAGCCCGCTCGACGTTCTTGTCGATACGGCCGTCGGCACCGCACTGGACGACGCCCGTGCTCGGCGCAATGCGGCGCTGGAAGCCGAAGACTTCGACATGCAGGCGTGGAACTACCGCACGCAGGCCATGCTTGATCGCGAGAATGCGGCAGGCACGCTGCGGGTGGCGCGGATCGAAAGCCGGGCCGCGCGGCAAGCGGGGGTGATCGGAGCTGTCGGTTCGCTCATCGGTGGTATCGGGACGGCCTACCGCTACAGCGCGAAGATCGCGTAACTGCGTAACTGGAGGCCGTCATGGTCGAGCAGTATCAGCAGCAGGTCCGAAGCCGTCCCGCACGGCAGCAGGACATGGATGTTCGCTATCGGCCCATTCTGATCGACAACTCGGGCACGATAGCGCGGGCAAACGCGCTGATTGGGCTGGGCAGCGCGATCAGCGGGCTGGCCCGCGACCTCCAAGCTGTTCAGATGCTGCGCGCCGAGAACGAGGCCCGCGAGGCGCAGAACGCCTACATCGAAGACCTGCGGCAATTGCGGTTCGACCCGCAGACCGGCTACCTCATGCAGACCGGCGCCAACGCAATTGGCGAGGCCCGGCTGGCGGCCGAGCAGGCGGTGGACGCGGCGCGGGAGGCGCGCCGTGCCAACCTGTCGCCCGCCGCTCAACAGGTGTTCGACCGGGCGACTGACAGCATCACCCAAAGTGTGCGCGAGCAGTTCATCCGGCACGATGGAAGTGAGCTGCGGCGCTACACCAACGCCACCTTCGAGGCCAGCGCGCAGAACTTTCTGAACGAGGCGCTGGTTGCCTACGACAACCCCGAGGCCCGTGAGGCGGCGCTGACGCAGGCGCTGAATGAGATTGCCCGTCTGGGGATGCTGAACGGCTCCTCGCCCGAAGCCATCGCAGCGTCGCAGCGGGCGGCGGTTTCGCAGACCTTGCGGCAGATCATCTCGCGCATGGTCGAAGCCCCCAATGGCGTGCTGCGCGCGCAGGCGTTCTTCAACGAGAACCGCGAGCGCATGTCGGGCGAAGACCAAGCCCGTGTCGAGAACGCGCTGGCCCCGATGGTCCGGGCGCAGATTGCGGCGGACCGGGTTCGCGAGGCCATCAGCACCCCGGCCTCGACGAACTATACCATGGGCCGTGCCTACGGCCCGCAGTTGGCGGCGGGCGTAGCTGCTGGGTTGGCGGCGAACCCGGCGTTCCGTAACGCAGTCGCCCCGCGCGAGACCTACACGACCGGCCAGCGGGTGCCCGGCACGACCATGATGGTCGCCCGGAGCGGGGCGTTCGTCATTCCGCCGTCGCCCACGATGGCGGGTGTCCGTATGGACATTTCGCCGACCACGGCCCGTCGGTTGGAGATCGACGCCACGCTAGCCGCGCGGTTGTCCGAGGCGGCCACGGCGGTCTACGGGCCGGGCGCCATCGTGTCGGTGTTCAGCGGCGGGCAGACCGCCGCCGAGACACCGGGCGGCGTTCGGTCTGGTTCCACTCGGCATGACCACGGGTTGGCCGCTGACGTGGCCGTCATCCTGAACGGTCGGCGGCTGTCGGGTGACGAGCTCGCCCCGCTGATCCAGTATTGGCGCGCGCGTCGTATCGGCGGCGTCGGTGTCGCGCGGGGTCATCTGCATCTCGACCTTCACACTGACCGCGACCCGTTCTGGTATTACGGCGGCGAGACGCAGGGGCAGCGTGCGGCCATCGAGGCGGGGAACCGGGGCATCCTGCCGGACTTTGTGGTGGCCATGCCGCCTTCCGCGTCTGTGCCGTTCGCCGGCCCGCCCAACGCTCCGCCCGGCGCCAGCCCCGGTCCGCGCCGCACGGATGTGCCCAGCGGGCAGGTTGCGGAGGTGCCGGGCACCGAAAGCCTCATCCTTTCGGAAAGCGGGGGTAACTGGTATGCGCGCAACAACGTCCCCGGTGCGGGCGGTATCGGGCACTTCGGGCGGTTGCAGTTCAGCCGCGCTCGACTGAACGAAGCTATCGCCGCTGGGGTGCTGCCGCCGGGAACCACGCCCGAGCAGTTTCTCGCCGGCCCCGACCTGCAACGGGCGGTCGAACGCTGGCATTTCCAAGACATCGACCAGTTCATCGAGCGCAACGGGCTGTTCCGGTTCATCGGGACGCAGATCAACGGGGTCACGGTCACGCATTCCGGGATGCGCGCGGTCGCGCATCTTGGTGGCAACGAGGGGCTGCGGCGGTTTCTGGAAAGCGGGGGTGCGTATAACCCGTCCGACACCTACGGCACGCGCCTGTTGACCTACCTGCGCCGCCATGGCGAACAGGACCCCAATGCCAGCGCGGCGTGGTTGGCCGTGGCCGAGGCCAACAATGCGGCGCTGGCGGCGGCCGGGCTAGGCGTGACCGCTGCGAACCAGTTCATCATGCAGGTGCACGGCCGCGAGTTGGGGCTGGCCATCTTGCAGGCCGATCCCGGCACGCCGCTCAGCCAACTTCTGCCCAATGCGTCCCCGACCATAACAGTTGGCCAATACCGCGCGGCGGTGTCTGCGGAGTATGGGACTGCACTGGCTCCGCAGTTGCCCGACATGATGCCTCGCCCGAACTTCGCGGCGGGGCTGGAAGCTGCTTTGGCCGAGCCGGACCTGCAACTGCGGCAGGCGATGTTGCAGGAATTGGAGCTGCAACGGCGGGCCTACGACGCCATTCAAGGCGAGACCCGGCGGGCGCTGTTCGATCAGGCCTATCAGCGGGGCGTGTCCACGGGCGACTGGACGATCCCGCCGGAGCTTGCCATCGGGCTTGGGCACGAGCTGACGGCGGCGCTCACGTCGGCCGGCCGCGTGTTCCAGCAGGGCGTCAACCTGACCGATCCCGTGCTCTACGGGGCGCTGGTGGATCAGGCCGTCTCCGACCCCGAAGCCTTCCTTGCGACCGACCTGCAATACCACCTCGGGGCTGGGCGGTTGAACGCCGAGGACTATCGGCGGCTGGCGGCGTTGCAGACCGAGCTGCGTGGCGCGCGGACGCCCGAGGCTCGGCACGCAGCTATGCGCGCGGCGTTGGACGGTGTGGACCCGGTGCAGCTGTGGCGCGATGCGTCCTCGACGTTCCAGATGATGACCGGCATCAACGTGACCGACGATCCGACGCAGATGCGGGCTGAGGACCGCGCCATGGTCGAGCGGTTCCGCAGGGCGTTGGAGGCCCGCGTGGTTGACGTGATCCGTGCCACGGGGTCCGCACCGAACCGGCTGGAGCTGCGGGCGATTGTCGCGGACATGCTGACCCCGGTCGAGATTGAGCCGGCAGGTCTGATATGGGGGCCGACGCTGGTTCCTCGGTTTGACGTGGAGAACCGGGTGGCGCCCGGTGCCACGCCTCGGACGGTGCCCGTAGCCTACAACGACATCCCCGACAGCATCCGGCAGGCCATCGGGTCGCAGTTCGCCGGCATGACGCAGGCCGAGCGGGAAGAGCAGACCGCGCGACTGTGGAACGACATGATCGCCGTGGCCGAGGGGCGCACGCCCGAAGTCCGTATCGAGGATGTGCCGGCGTCGATACGCGCCGGGCGCGTTGTGCCCGGTTGGGGCGAGTGGGTGCTGAGTGGTTTCGGTATGGCGGGGGAGCCCCAATACGACGTTGAAGGGCCGGACGGCCGGCCGATCCGCATGAGCGAGAGTGAGCTGCTACATGCCTATGCCGAGACCCGGCGTGCGCAAATATTGCACATAATGCAGCAGGCTGGTATCACGCCTGACATGGTTCTGCGGGAGCGCCAGCCGCATGTCTACCGCTAACGGTGTCTTCGATCCAGTTGCGCACTTCCGCGCGACCCTGAGTGAGCCCGCCGATCCCGTCGGGCAGACGACGCGGGCGCTGTTGGGCTCCACGGCGTTGCCCGTTCGTCTCACCGCGATGCCTGACCTCGACGCGGGTTTCGACCCTGAGGTCCATCTGCGGCAGAACATCGTGTCGCTGGCCGAGCAGGGTCGCACTCGGGCTGCGCGGCAGGCTGCAGGTGTCGTGGCGACCACGCCTGCCGTGCCGCCCGACGTGGCCCGTCTCGGCGACAGTCTTGAGCAGGCGGGGCGGCGCGTTCCTGCCTCGGTGTTGGCGGCTGAGCGGGCGACCTACGAGGCCGAGGCCGAGGCGGCTCGTCTCACGGGCGCGTTGCTGAACGCGCCGGCCACGGCTCGCTGGTTGGCCTACGAGGAGAACGCCGCTTACGCCCGCCGTGATGCGGCCTATCTGGCCGAGATGGAGCGGCTGTTCCGGCAGCCGAACATCGTCCAGCGCAACCCGCTCGTGCAGCTTTCGCGCTCGGCGGTGCGCGCGGTTCCTGCCACCATTGGTTCGTCGTTGCGCGGGCTGGCGCTGGGGCAGGACCGGCTGGCGGGCATGTTGGCTGGCACCGACCCGGGGCTCGAGGCGTGGGGTCGCGGCGAGGACATGACGGACCCCGAGGTTCGGGCGCGGGTCGCGGCGGGCGCTCGTCAACGGGCGGCGTGGTATCGGGCCATGCTTTTGCAGACGCCCAATACCGAGGCCACCATCGCCAACCTCGAGGCATACGCCGATGCGCTGGAACGCGGCGCACCGCCCGAGGAACTGGCCAGCCTGCGTGCCCGCCTCGTCACGCCGGTGCAGGATCGCTACCTGTTCATCATCGGCAACTGGATCGCCAGCCGGTTGCAGGAAACTCTCGCGCCCGTTCCGGGGACCGAGGGCTCCATTGCTTCTGAGCTCGGCGCGGGGCTGGGGTCTCTGGCGGCGTTCGTTGCCGTCGGCGCTGCTAGCGGGTTTGTCGGCACGGCTGTCGCCGCGACCGGCGCGGGCATGGACGAAGCCTATCAGCGGGCCCGTGCGGCGGGCATGGATCATGAAAGCGCGGCTCGTTACGTCCTGCAAGGCGGGCCGGCGGGGTTCATTCAGGCGCTGTCCATCGAATACCTGTTGCGGCGTGCGGCGCCCATGGCGCGTCGTCGCTGGTCGGCCATCGCGGGCGACCTTGCCATCACCGCCGGCGGCGAGGCGGCGGTCGAGACGGTTGGCGCCATCCTGCAAAACCTGATCGAGCAGAACTACAACCCCGAGCGTGGCGCGTTCGACGACACCTTCATGCAGGGTGTCTTGTCCGGCTCGGCGGCGGCCACGCTGCGGGGCATCCTGTTGTCCCTATCTCCGGGCGCCCGTGCTTGGGTGCTGCGCGAGGTCGAACAGCGTGAGGCCAGCGCTGCCACCGAGGCGATGTTCGACCGGCTGTCCGAGGTCGCGCGGAAGACCGAATTGCGCGACACCGCGCCGAACAGGTTCCGCGAGTGGGCGGCGGCGGCCACCGAGGGCACCTCTGTCGAGACCGTTCGCATCTCTGCCGAAGGTGCCCAATTGCTCGCCCAGCGTGTCGAGGACAGCGCGGCGTTGAACACCGTGTTGGCGGCGATGGGGGTGGACCGGACCACTTTCGACGCGGCTATTCAGGACGGGCACGACGTGTCGATCCCGATGTCGGTTTGGCTGACCGACGTGGTGGGCACCGAGTTCGAGACTTTGCTGCGTCCGCACGTCCGGCTCGATCCGCTGCACATGACGCCTTTCGAGCGCGTTCAAAGCAGCGCCCGCATGGAAGCGGAACTGCGGCGCGTGGCGGAGCAGATTGCCAACAACCAGCTCGACGTTGACGCGCCCGAGGCGATCCGCAACGAAGTGTATGAGGTCGCCTATCAGCGGTTCGTCGATGCCGGTCAGGCGCCCGATGTGGCCCGCCAGTATGCTTCGATCTACGCGGCCCTCTATGCAACGAACGCGGCGCGGGCGCCGGACCCCGAGGCGTTTCTCGAGCAGTTCCCCGTAGCCGAGGTCCGGTTGGCCGGAACCGATCCCGACGCGCCGATGACCTACGGCGATTTGGCTCGCGCCGTTCGCGAGAACAGCACCGCGCCTGCGGCCGTGGCCGTCCGGGCGGCGCTGGTGGCACGGGGTATCGACCCCACTATCGCGTCCGACCGGACGGTGTTGCGGGTGGCGCGTTCGCTGGGTGTTGATCGCGAGGCGTCAACCCGGGCGGCCGCCCCGGGTGCGGCGGCTATGGGGCGGACGCTCACTGCGAGCGAGCCGGACCTGCCGTTGCCCCCGGCGTCCCCGGACGGTGAGGGACCGACGCCGAACGTGCTGGGGCAGGATTTTGAGCCGCCCTTGCTGCCGGGCGAGACGCCCGAAGTTCGCGCGGCCACGCTGAACCGCATCACCAGCGAGGCTGCGCGGCGGGCGATCTTGCAGGTCGCCCACGAGCACGAGCGGATCGGTCTCAGGTTTGGTGGCATCAATGACTACCCGTCACGGCGGTTGCCTGACTTGGAGCGTGCCAGTCCCGGCCCGGTGCCGGGGGTTCGGCTGGCGGCTACCCGCTACATGTTGGAAGCTGGGTTGCCGGTGCGCCATCAGGCTGTCTATGCGACCGTGGACGTGGAGCGCGCCAAGAAAATCGCGGCGGCCTACGAGGCGGCTCCGCTGTCCGACCTCGACAACCCCGAGGTTCGCGCAGCCTACGAGGCGCTGGCCCGCGAGACGCTGGCGCAGTTCAGGGCCGTGCAGCGGCTCGGGTTCACGTTCGAGTTTATCAAGGGCGAGAACCCCTATGCGACCCCGGCGGATGCGATCCGGGACCTGCAACAGAACAAGCATCTGTGGGTGTTCCCGACCGAGGACGGTTTCGGCAGCTTGAACGCGGCCGACAGTCGTCACCCGTTGCTGGCTCCGACCGGCATCGTCATCGACGGGCGCGAGACCGTTGTGAACGACATTTTCCGCATCGTTCACGACGTGTTCGGGCACGGGTCCGAGGGGGCGGCCTTCGGCCCGCGCGGCGAGGAGAATGCGTGGCAGGCTCACGTCCGCATGTTCTCGCCGCTGGCAGCGCGGGCCATGACGACCGAGACACGCGGGCAGAACAGTTGGGTGAACTTCGGGCCCTACGGCGAGCATAACCGCGCCAACCCGTCCAAGACGATCTACGCCGACCAGAAGGCTGTGTTGCTGCCCGAGTGGGTTTCGACCGAGGGCATCGTCCCGGATATTGAAGACTACAAGATCGATGCCGAGCGGGCGGCAGGCTACGCCTTGTATCGTTTCCGGGAGCGGCCTTTCGTCCCAACCCAGCCCGTTGCTCCGCCCGGGACCGAGTTCAGCGACCCGACCCGGCCGAACCTGCCGATCCGCAAGATCGACGGGAAGGTCGAGTTGCATCACTGGTCGCAGGCGCCGCGCGATGTCATCAAGCAGGGGAAGCCCGGCAGTGGCGGGATGCACGGCTTTGAATACAAGCACGGGCCGATCGGCATCTTCTACGGGATCAACCCCCGGCGCAGAATGCCGGACGGCCGTGCTGAGCCGGGCACCGGCTATCTGAAAGAGTCCGGGCTCGGCCCGTGGCACCACATTGTCGCGGTGGACCCGAAAAGTCTTTACCCCGTGTTCGACAACCCGGACGCGCTCGACCTCGGGCCGAGCATAGCGACCATGGTCGATGCGGTCAAAGCAGCGGGCTACCGGGGGCTCTACGTCCATGAGGACGGCAGCGGCCGGACCGGCCACGGCGACGTGGCGATCCTGTTCGACGAGGCCGTGCCCGAGGTCGTGTTCGATGACCGCACCTCGCAGGTTCTCTATCAGTCCGCTGAAAGCAAGTGGTATTACAGCGCCCTGACGGCGGCGGTGCGCGCGGCCAAGCAGAAGGCGGCTCGGCCGAACGATTGGATTGCGATCATCGCCAAGCTGCCGGGCGTCAAGGCCACCGAGATCGAGTGGTCCGGGGTGAACGAGTGGTTGGCCGAACAGGGCGACCGGAACGTGACCCGGGATGAGGTGGTGGCGTTTCTGGAAGGGCAAGAGATAGAGCTGCAAACGCTGGTTGGGCAGCCCGGCGTCGCCTCCGTTGACATCCCGCCGCGACGGTTTTGGGAAACCCGAACTCTGGAGCCGGACGATGCATACATCAACGATCAGGTTGACGACTATGTGCCCAGAGTTGTCGAGGCGTGGTTCGACGAAGACTGGGACGACTTCGTTGAGAACGCTCGTGACGACGTGGCGGAGCTTGTGCCCGATGCCGATCAAGAGGCCTTGTGGGACCGCTTGCGCGTAGCGGTAGACAATTTTCTGACGGACGGGTCCACCCCGGACGAAGACGACGCCGACATCTCCGCCGCGTGGGAAGTGTTGGCGCGCGATCTTCGTCGCATTCGTCAGCGCGTTGTCAGGGACGCCGAGATTTTGGCGCGCAGCGAATATTTCAGCGGCGACCCGGATGTCAGCTATACCACGACCGTCGAGGTCGGCTGGCGGCGTGTCGAGCTCGAGATCATCAAAAGCGGCGGTGGCGGCGATTATTATGTTCCGCTGTTGTCGGACGAGTTCTCCACCTTCGACGAAGCCGTGGCGGCGCTGGAACAATTCCTGTTGGAAGAATACGGCACGAGCGGGGCCGGCGACTTCGCGGCGGAATACGGCGAGTTCATCGAGCCGAACGAAGGCTTGGACAAAGTGAACTATCGCGAGTATCTGCTCGACTACCCGGAGCTGCACAACGAGGGCCGCAACCGGAACAGATACACAAGGCCCTACTCGCCCCCGCATTTCCGGGACGCCCCGGCCCTCAACATCGTCGTCCACGCCCGCGTGACCGACCGCCGTATCGGCGGGCGCACGACGTTCTTTGTCGAGGAGGTTCAGTCCGACCTTGCCTCCGATTGGCGGAAGGCGGGCGGATCGGAAGGGTTCGAGACCCGCGCGGAAGCGGCGCAGCGGATACCGCTGCACCCGCTGGAAGCGGCATACTATGATCGCATTCAGTTCTCGGGGGAGCTGACCAACGAGGTCCGCAAGGAAGGCCTCAGACACGCAATGGCTGATGCCGAAGCCAATCTCATCAAACTGGCCGCATCTCCCGAAGCCACCAACGAGCAGGTCGAAGACGCCGCTGCCAGCTACCGCGAAGCCGCGCGGATGTTGGAAGAGGTGTTTGCGGGCTACCTCGCGTCGAAAGGGTCTCGTCTGCCGTTCACGCCGTTCGAGGGGCAGGCGGCGGTCGAGGTCATGATGAAGCGCCTGCTGAACCTCGCGGCGTGGGGCGACTACGAAACCTTCGCGTGGACCCCGGCGCAGATGCAGGCCCGTCGCTGGAACACGCGCCTGCGCGAGGTCGTCAATAGGATCAGTTGGTCCGACGTGCCGCCGGGGCGGCCGAACGCCGGGCTGCGGCGCGTGGAACTGCACCCGCACGGGGAGCTGTTCGTTCATCCGGGGACGGGTCTGATCGTGCGCGCGCCCAACAGCGATGGCCCGCTGACGCACGCCAACATGTTCGCCCGCCCCCTGTCCGACGTGATCGGGCGGGAGATGACGGCGCGTGTTCTCGCCGAGCCCATGGGCGAGGTGAGCAATAGCGACATCACGCTGGGCGGGTCCGGCTTTACGGTCGTCTACGACCAGCAGATGAAGCGGTTCGTCGAGAAGTGGGCGAAGAAGTATGGCGGCAAGCTGCGGGTGGACGCGCTGCCGCCGCCGGCCAACTCTACGGACGCGCGCAACCAACAGCGGCGTATCGAGAAGGCGCTGGAAAACTCGAACCTGCCCACCGCGCGCCTGCGCGAACTGATGGAGCAGATCAGCCCCGGGAGCAACGCCCAGCTGGACATGGAGCTCGCGGCCGCGCGCGAGGCGGCCCTCGATGCGGCAATGAAGCGGGTTGGCCTTGTTCCGGGTCTGTCCGAAGCCGCGCGCCAAGAGAAAGCCAAGAAGCAGCTGGACGACGCCGTATCGACGCTCGAGCAGACGCTGGCCACGATGCAGGCGCAGCTGAACAACATGCCCTACCCGCCCGATGACTTCCGCCGGCGCGAAGTCCAGCTGCGGATGGAAGGCTATCAGCAGATGGCCAATGAGAACATCGCGCGGTATCGGCGGCTGGCCACGGCGACGGACGCGGAACTCATGGCCGAGGCCGAGGCCGAGGTCGAGGAGAAGATGGTGCGTCGCGAGCGCGAAGCTGCCATACGGACAATCGCCCGGGCACCGCTGGACGTGCTAGCGGCGAACCTCGACGCCTTGCCCGGGGTCGCCGACGTTCTGCCGCTTGTGTGGGCCATCGACATCACGCCCGAGATGCGGGCCGAAGCCCGCAAACCCCAGCCGCTGTTCCAGACCGGGCCGGTGCGGCGTCGAGGGCAGATTGTCCTGCCGCCCGACAACAGCGCACCCGTGATCACGCTGTTCGCCGATCAGAACCTCTCGACCGTGCTGCACGAGATGGGGCACCACGCCCTGTTCATTCTCGAGCGGCTGGCCAAGATGGAAGGCGCCGACCCCAGCGTGGTCACAGACTTCGAGACGGTCAAGGAGTGGTGGAAGCAGAACGCCGCCGGTGTCGTCGCCGATGCGCGCAAGGCGGCGGCGCCCGGTGTCACGATCAGCGTCGATGACGTGCACCGCTACCTGCGCGAGGGCACGACCGGGGACGGGGCCACCGACGCAGCGATCGCGGTCGGGCTGCACGAGCAGTTCGCTCGAGGCTGGGAAGCCTACCTGATGGAAGGCAAAGCGCCCACGCTGGCGCTGCGGTCCGTCTTCGCCCGGGTGACACAGTGGCTGCGGCAACTCTACCGCACGGCGCTGGCCCTGAACGTGAAGATCAGCCCCGAGATGCGCGGCGTGTTCGACCGGCTGCTGGCGACCGAGCGCGAGCTTGCCGACGCCCGTGAGGCGAACGAGGGGTTGGGGCGTGTGAGCGCGACCAGCGCCGAACAGATGGGCGTGGACGCCGAGACATGGGGCCGTCTCCTGAAGTTGCAGGAGCAGGCCGCAGACGAGGCCGAGAGCGAGCTGCTGCGCGACATCATGGCCCCGATCCGCCAGCGGGCGACTGAGGCCTACCAAACCGAACTGGCCAAGGAGATTGAGGTCCAGCGCGAGCGGCTGATGCGGGAGCCGCATCAGCGCGCGCGTGAGTGGTTCACCAACGGACGCTGGTTGGGTGACGATCAGCCCGACCTGCCGAGGACCCGTCTGAACCGGGCCGAACTGGTCGAGCGGTTCGGGGCCGCTGCCGTGGCCGCACTGCCGCGCGGCAAGCAGGCGGTCTACGCGACCAAAGCCGACGAGCCCACCGTGCCGCTGGACGAGGCTGCGCAGTGGTTCGGCTTCCGGTCGGGCGAGGCCCTGTTCCGCGCCCTGACCAACAGTGCCACGCTGGACGCCGAGGCCGCCGCCGAGGCCGAGCGCGTGATGCAGGAACGCTACCCCGACCCGATGCTGCGGCCCGAGGCCGACGCCACAGTGCTGGACGCGCTGCACGGCGAGAAGGTGGGGCAGTTGTTGGTGGCCGAGCTGCGGGCGCTGGCCCGGGCCGAGGGTGTCAAAGGCAAGCCGACGAGCCGACAGCAGGCCCGTGCGGCGGCACAGCGCGTGATCGGAAACCTGCCGCTTCGGCAGGCGTTGCGGTCGAGCGTCTACCTCGCCGCCGAACGCCGCGCTGCGAGCGACGCGCAACGGGCGCTGGAACGCGGGGATCGGCAGGCGGCGTTCGAGGCCAAGTCGCGGCAGCTGATCAACTTCATGCTCTACAGCGAAAGCCGCAAGGCGGCGGCCATGGTCGAAAGCCTAGAGGCCCGCGTCAAGCGGTTGCAGTCGGCCACGACCCGCAAGAACCTCGCCCCGGACTATCTCGAGCCCATCGACGCGATCCTCGAGACCTACGAGTTCACCAAGGTCAGCGGGCGCCAGCTGGATCGCCGCGCGGCGCTGCTGCGCTACGTCGCGTGGATGACCGAGCAAGGGCGGCAGAACGAGCTGGCGATCCCGCCCGAGGTCTTGGAGCGGGCCGAGCGGGTGAACTACCGGCAGCTGACTGTCGATCAGGCGCAGGGCGTGTTGGACGCCTTGACCAACATCGAGCATACGGCTCGCCTAAAAGCCCAGCTGATCGACCGTCAGCGCCAGCGCACGCTGGCCGAGGCCGTGGCCGAGATTGCGGAAGGGTTCGAGCGGAATATCCGGGGCACGCCGCGCGGTCGCACGGCGCAGGCGGCGGACCGGCGGAGGCGGGGCTGGCGGCAGTATCTCAACCTGTTCATCAACGTCTCGACGCTGCTGCGCGAGATTGACGGGCAGGAGATAGGCGGCCCGGCCTATCGCTACATCAAGGCCAAGATCGACGCCGCGACCCGTGATGCGACCGCGCGCCGCGAGGACTTGGCCAAGAAGCTAGAGGCCCTCTATTCGGTCTACACGCCTGCCGAGATGAACCAGATGGCGGTCAAGAAGGACTACCCGTTCGTGCGCGGCGGGCTGTCCAAGTGGGACGCCATCTCGGTTGCGCTGAACACCGGCAACGAGGGGAACCTGCAACGACTGACCGACCCGGCCAGCCAAGGCTTCACCAAGGCGCAGGTGGCCGAAATACTGAAGTCTCTGGACAAACGGGACTGGGACTTCGTGCAGGGCATGTGGGACTTGATCGACAGCTACTGGCCCGAGATTGCCGCCCGTGAGAAGCGGTTGAAAGGCGTTGCCCCGGCCAAGGTCGAGCCGTTGCCCGTCGAAACCCCGTTCGGCATCTACCGGGGCGGTTACTACCCGATCAAGTATGACGGCGAGCTGTCGGCCATGGTGACGGACGACAACACCGCCGAGGTGATGAAGAACCTGCTGCCGGGGGCCTACGCGAAGGCGCAGACCAAAGCCGGGCACCTGATCGAGCGGGTGAACGGGTCGGGCGGGCGCCCGCTGATGATCGGCATCGAGGTGGCTCACCAGCACCTCGCGCAGGTCGTGCACGATCTGGCCTATTCCGAGGCCGTGACCGAGGTCTGGCGGATCATCCAGAACAAGCAGTTCCGCGAGCTGTTCGCCAAGCACGGGCGGCTGCCGGACCTCGAGACGCTGGAACTGTGGGTGATGGACGTGGCCGCTGGCCAGTTGGCGTCCGACCATTGGCTGCGGTCCATGGCCCGCCGGGTGAAGTCGAACTTCACCATAGCCAAGCTGGCCTTCAACCTGACCACCGTGGCCGTTCAGCTGACCGGCCTGCCGCAGTCCATGGTCGTCGTCGGCAGCGCGAACTTCGCCAAAGCAGCGCTTCGCTACGCGGCCAACCCGCGTGCGGCGGTCGCGGCGGTGATGGAAGCGTCGCCGTTCATGCGGCGGCGGCAGACCACGTTCAACAAGGACATTCAGGACATCGTGGGCGACACCCTGCGAGGGCCGCTCGAGGGCCGCTACGACCGGGTGATCAGGCGCTACATCGCGCCCGCCGGGTTCTGGCTGATGCAAAAAATCCAGTTCTACGCAATCGATATGCCGACGTGGATGGCGGCCTATGACATGGCCAAAGCGGCGGGCATGAGCGACACCGACGCCGTGGCCGAGGCCGATGCCACCCTCGTCCGGGCGCAGGCCGGCGGCGAGTTCTCGGACAGGACGGCCATCGAACGCGGGACCACCAGCCGGACGAGCCGGCAGGATGACGTGGTGCGACTGCTCACCGCGCTGGGCAGCTACATGTTCGCCAAGATGAACATCGCCATCGAGCGGACCAACAAAGCCCGGCGGGTGTTCCGCGAGGAAGGGTTCTCGGTCCGGTCGGGCGTCGAGGCGCTGAAGCTGTCGGTCGATCTGGCGATGTTGTTCGCGGTCGAAGCGATCCTCTACGCCGCGATCACCGGGCGCCTGCCGGATGACGATGAAGAGAACCTGCCGCGTGCTTGGGCCACTTTCCTGACCCGCGAGACGGCATTCACCGTGGCGGGCGGACTGCCCATCGTCCGCGACGCGGTTAGCGTGTTCGCGGGCTTCCCGTCCGGGGGTGCCTACGGGTCGATCCTGAACACCATGGCGCGCATCCCGTCGGCGATCCTGCGCGACCTCGAGGCCGAGACCGTCAACCGGACCACGGTCAAGGCCATCGTGGACGGTCTGGGGCTGACGTTCGGCCTGCCCTCGACGCAGATGAACCGCCTGATCGACGCCGCGTGGCGCTCCGCCGAAGGGCAGGATGTATCCCCGTTGGAGTATCTATTCGGGCGCAGATAGTGACACCGCCGCCGCGTGAGTGTAGGGTGGCGGTAGGCCGATAGGAGCAAAGCGCATGGCTCTGAGTGACACCCCTCGTCGAGCAGGCCCCTATACGGGGGACGGCGTGACCATTGACTTCGCGGTGCCTTTCCGGGTCATCTCGGATGGCGACCTCGGGGTCTACATCTCGAACGGGCCGGGCACCCTGACGCTGCTGACGCAGGGGGTTCACTACGCCCTACTGAACGTGAACGACCCGAGCGGCAGCACGGTGCGGTTCAGCACCCCGCCACCCGCCGGGCACCGCATCGACATCATCGGGGCCGCTCCCTACACCCAGCCGCTGACCCTCTACAACCAAGGGCCCTACTTCGCCGAAGACGTGATGAACGGCATGGACCGCATCGTCGTCTTGATCCAGCAACTCGTCGAGCAGCTGTCCCGCGCGGTGGTTCTGCCCGTGCACTTGGCCGACTTCGACATTCAACAGCTGATCGACCTGATCGTGCGGCTCGGGCCGCAGTTGGACAACATCATTTTGATTGCCGAACGGATGCCGGAGATCATTCAGCTTCTCGACCAGCTGCCGACGCTTCTGCAACTGCTGGACCTCGACATCGAAGGGCTGGTGGCGCACATCAACACCTTGCTTGAACGGGCCGACCAAATGGAAAACCTGCTGTCGCGGATCACGTTGTCCACCGAGCCGCCGTCCGGCGGGCAGGCGGGCGATCTGTGGTTCCGCGTCTACGAACTCTGAGAGGGGCTGTCATGACTATCTACGCAGCGTTCAACGAACTGGACGGTTGGGGCGGTATCGTCGGGGCCGTAGGGATCGATGTTCTTTCCACGACGAACAGCGCCGTAGCGCTGTCGGGGGTCAACCGCGCGGGGGTCGCCTTGCGGGTTGGGCCGGATCATCCAGATGGCGGGAACACGATCTATGTGGACCGCGAGTTTCCGCCGCTGACGAACTCGTGGTTGCACATGCGATTGCACCGGACAATTTACAGCGGTGGCTTTTACAACACACCTATCCATCAACAACCCGCCTTGCGGCTGACGGCAGACAACGGGGTGCCACTGGTTGAACTCGACTACAACACCAACGCGCAGAACCAGCAGAGTGCGCCGCTTCGGTTGTGGGTGCTGGGGTCGAACACCGGCAAGACCATGCTGCCGCCGTCCGCAACCATCGACCTCGACATCCATTATCTCGCCCACAACACCAACGGACGCATCGACGTGTATGTGGGCGGGGTGCTGGAACACAGTTTCGTTGGGAACACCCTGCCGTCCGGCGCGACCGGGCTCGGGTCGCTGCGGGTATGGGCCGTGGGGCTGGTTCAAACCGGCGATATGATGATTGCCCATGTCGTGCTGGCGGACGAGCCGACCGTCGGCGCGCGGGTCTACACGATCCCGCTGGAAGCCGTTGGTGCACAGAACGATTGGGACGGGTCGCTGAGCAACGTGAACGGACCGGACCTATCCGACGCGACCAACGTCAGCGCCACCGCCGACGGGCAAACTCTGCTGGCAACGCAGAACGGGATCGGCGCCATCGGCAGTGGTTTCCGCATCGGGGCGGTGGTCGTGTCCACCCGAGCTGTGCGCGGGTCGGGGGCGCCAACGGGGCTGACACCGGTGTTCCGCACCGCAAGCGGGACGGTGCTGACCGGCCCCACATCGAACGTGGGCACCATTATCGGCCCGGTGCAAATGGCCATGCAGGAGCTCCCGGGCGCAGGTCGCCCCTTCATCGAAAGTGACTTCACCGGGGCGCAGATCGGTTTCCGGGCGGCAGGGCCGTGACATGGCAGTCTACGCAGCCTTCAATGAGAGTGACGGGTTCTCGGCCATCACCGACGTGATCAACATCTACTCGGTGAACGACGCCCTCGTGCGCACCGGCGTTCGCGCCGCCCTCGGGCTTTGGTGCACCGGACACGCGGCGGCGGGCACCTACTGGGGCGAGCGGTCGTTCGGGCCGCTGGCCTCGGGCTGGGTGGGCTGGCGCTGGCACCGGGCGAACGACGCCGGCACCGGCACCCCCAACACCGCCGCGCATTTCAATCTGTTCGACGACCAGAACCAGTCGCTCGTGGCGATCCGCGCCGTGAACGACACGAGCGGCGATGCGGTTTTGCATTTCATGGGCGGCGGTCCGGTTGGCGGAACGTTCCCGATCCAACGGAACATGACAGGCCGGGTGGACATCTACTGGCTCGGACACACCTCTGATGGGCGTATCGATGTGTGGGTGAACGGGCAACGGTTCTACCGTTTCACCGGGGCCACGCTGACCAACGGTGCGACCGGCGCCGCGCTGGCCCGTTGGTCGCCGGTCAGTCACCGGAACGCGGGGGTGCGGACGGGCACCATCGCCGAGATAGTCATAT